AGCAGTTATTAAGAGATAATAACGGCATATTTCATATGATAACCGAAATAAATATTGTAAGTCCTTCTAATTTAAGAATAAATTCATTTCGGTTATTAAAGTAATTGAAGTTATTAATTTTAGGAGTAACTACAAGAAGAGATTAGAAAAAACGATTTGCAATACTATTTTTTTTTTAGCGTATAAGGAGGAATACGGCGGCTCGATAACTTCGATAACGATAACGCGGCGGCTAGGAGTAAAATATGCTTGAAGTAGATCTCGCAAAATTGTTTGACAAAACATTTAACATATTTCACATATTGAAACCGCAGAATCGCTCCGCAGGCTGGCCAGATAGAATGGTGCAATTGTCTATGAGCACTATTGTTTGGATCGAGTTGAAAATGACAACATTACGAAAAGATGGCAGAATATTACTGGACAATTTCGATCAACAGCAAGCAGCATTTATGTTTAAATGGGCAAAGAATGGAGGATATTGTTTTGTTCTTGCAGGCATATTAAATAAAGATGAGTTGATAGGATATGTTATCATTAGACCTGTCATATTTACTGAGTGGTTATATGTTAAACAACGTTTATATGAGCCATCTAGACTAGAAACATTTAAAACTATGGATGATGTATTGTTGTGGTTTAGAGGATTATACATAAAGCAAGACAGATATGTTAGACACAAATCTATTACTTCAGCGTAGGAGGATAGAGCGTAACGAATTAAATTTTGTTAATATTAGGAAGCGATCTTTACTTGGCCTACTAAATATAGTAGACGGAAAAATACGTTGGTGTTATTACGATGCCAGATGGTTTTGATCCTCATCGGGAGTTAGAACGCATCTATACTCTCAAAGAGTTGATGGCTGCGTGTCGTGAACGCACACCCATAATTCTAAAATTGATTGATGAAATGCTTCATGATCCAGACTTGGATGCATATGATAAATTGGATGTAATGAAGATGGTGTTGGATCGTGGTTATGGCAAACCACGCCAGACAGTAGTTATAAATGAAAATGCTAATGAAGAAAAACGAGTCAAAATATACATCCCAGATAATGGAAGAACAAATTTAAGTGTGAAGACAATAGATGCTTGACATATTAACATTAAAAAATGAAGATAAAATTGCGCCCCAGCTGGGTCCACAAGAAGCATTTTTAATGACTGATGCAGATATTGCTATTTATGGTGGTGCTGCTGGCGGAGGCAAAACTTATGCTTTGCTCTTGGAACCCTTACGCCACATCGATAATCCGGACTTTGGGGCTGTCATTTTTAGACGGGATGCGGTTCAAATTACTAATGAGGGAGGATTATTCGACACCTCATTCTCAATATATTCTCAAATTGAAGGACTGCCAAAACTATCTCCTCACAGACAATGGACGTTTCCTAGTGGATCAACGATTACATTTAACCACCTTCACAACGAATATGATGTAAATGATTGGCAAGGTGCGCAAATACCACTTATTGGTTACGATGAATTAACGCATTTTGAAGAATCACAATTTTGGTATATGTTGTCACGTAATAGATCGATGTGTGGTGTTAAGCCATATGTGCGTGCTACATGTAATCCAGACGCTGATAGTTGGGTTGCTGAATTAGTTGCTTGGTGGATTGATCAAGATACAGGATATCCAATTCCAGAACGATCAGGTATTATTCGTTACTTTGTGCGTGTTGATAGCAAAATGATTTGGGCAGATACGCGCCAGGAGTTGATTAATGATTATCCTGGTTTAATACCAAAATCATTTACATTTATACCAGCAACACTCGATGATAACGTAATCCTAATCAATAATGATCCTGAATATCGCGCAAATCTCATGGCATTGTCTCGCGTTGAACGCGAGAGATTGCTTATGGGTAATTGGAAAATCAAACATAGCGCAGGAACATATTTCCCAACTGAATGTGTTCAAATCATTTCAGCAATTCCAACAGATGTTACGATGTGGGTTCGTCGATGGGATTTGGCTGCTACTGAACCAAGTGAAGTAAATCCATCACCATCAGCCACAGCATCTGTATTAATGGGTAGACGATCAAATGGACGTTTGGTTATTGCTGATGGGATTAGCCTACGCAAGCCTGCTAACATTATACGTGATGTCATTCTTAATACTGCTCAACAAGATCGAGCATTCCATAAAAGAGTCACAACGGTTATCCCACAAGATCCTGGACAAGCTGGAAAGGATCAGTCAGCATCTCTTATTGCTCATCTCTATGGATACATCGTTAAAGCAGTCAGAGAAACAGGACCAAAAGCCACTAGAGCTGAGCCCTTATCAGCTCAATGGCAAGCAGGAAATGTAGATATTGTCGAAGGATTTTGGAACCGTGATTACTTGAGAGAAATGGCTTCATTTCCTTCTGAAGAAAAAACGACACATGACGACTATGTTGATGCCAGTAGTGGTGCATTTCTTGAAGTTGTAGCAGGCACTCGCGATATTGATCGTTGGCGGGCATTAGCAACATGAACGAAATACCATTCGCATCGAAACGATTTGATGGCTTCATGAATATGATGTCTGGGCTCGGCACGCCTGGATTAGATCGCACAACTGGAACATTTAGTGGCGCTTGGTATGGTCGTGCGCGTAACATGTCGAGTGTTATGCGTTCGCGTTTTAATTTATATGAATTGACAAATTTATATTTGTCGAATGGTTTGGCGCAGAAGATTGTGGATCGGCCATCAGATGATTGTGTACAACGTGGTGTTGATATTGAAGAAGACACAGATGAATTAATGCAAGCAGAATATGATCGTTTGTCTGTTCTATCAAAACTTGCCGATGGTGTTAGATGGACTCGATTGTATGGTGCTGCTGCTATTCTAGTGATAGCAAAAGATGGTGGTGAATTAACTGATCCATTGAATTTGGATACACTTGATATTGTTGAAGAATTACGTGTATATGATTTGACATGTATTTCTGGCACAGACAAATACTATAATGATGTAACAGATCCAACTACATATGGCAAAGTTGAATATTACCAAATCAATACATGGAATGGACCTACAATCATAGTTCATGAAACGAGATTGATACCTGTGGCTGGTGATCCACTACCAGGCAATATGGTATGGTTCAATAGAATTTACTGGGCTGGACGTTCAAATCTTGAAGCTTGCTATAAAAGCATTATGCGTTATGATTTGGGATTAGAATGGTCACTTAGGTTACTTGAAAGAAAACAGCAAGCCGTATATTCGATGGAAGGCTTGGGCAATATGTTTGTCCAAGGTGATGATAATATTGTACAAGCACGCATTAATATGGTTGATATGGTGCGTAGCAATCTTAACAGTGTTGTCATAGATAAGAATGATGAATATAAAATCAACAGCGCATCGATGGAAGGTGCGCAGCAAATGCTTGATGAATATGCAACAGCACTAGCCGCAGATGCTAACTTCCCAGTAACAATTCTATTTGGCAAGTCAACTCGTGGATTAAACAATACTGGCAGTGGTGATCTTGAAGCCTACTATGGAATGATATCACATATACAAAATGTAATCGCAAAACCAGCACTAGAAAAACTCACAGCAATACTATGGGTTCAAAATTCACTAAAAGGCAAAGCACCAGAAAACTGGAAGATTAAATTTAATCCATTGTGGGTTCCTAATGAGCAAGAGGTAGCACAAGCCGATTTGTTTGAAGCTCAAGCGATGAGTTTTGAGTTTCAAGCATTAACTGGTTTAATGACTAATCAAATTCTGGCGCCAGAAGAAGTGCGTAAGATTGTTGTAAACAAATTTCCTGATTATGAGTTTAGTGAGGAATTGCCAGTATTCCCAGAAACAGATGTACAGTATGCTCAGGGTGTTGATCCATCGTTAATGGCCGTGCCTGGTAAGCAAGGCAAATTAGGCCAGCAATTGCCGGGTAAAACTGCTGTGGTTTCTTAAACATGAGTCCATTACTTATCATCCTAATTGTGATTTTGGTTTTACTGCTGCTTGGCGGTGGTTGGGGTTATCGTCAAGCATGGTATAATCCAAATTACGGTTATGGTGGTGGATTGATTTTTATAGTTTTGATTGTCATAATTGTTTTGTTGGCTACTGGACGATTGTAATGGCACGTAAACGTCGCAAAATGGTGCCTATGAAATATCCGATTGGTGTAGAATACCAATATCGGACGCAACTGCTGTGGATGAATAAGCAGATGCGCATTTCGCTCAAGAAACATATTGGAAGCATTGCTCATAAATTGACTATTGAAGCATC